AGTTCTGCCACTTTTGGAAAGTGCGGTCAGCCTTAGCAATATCGAGGCGAAGACCAGGGCCTGTGTTGCCCGAGGAGTCCGTAACGAAAGAGTAAGGTAAAATGCCACGGCTAATGTCCTGTTGAATTGCCTTTAAGAAACCTGTGAAGGTAGGCGATGGGCGATTGCTTTGCAGACTCGTTAAATTTTCACCGACATCAAGTGCCACAATCTTTCCGCCCATTTGAGTAGCAAGATTTCCAAGACCGACCGATGGAGCATAAGCACCTAATTCGGTTGCCATACTTTCGTCGATTACACCTTCTTTTTTATTTAATACTAAAGACACATCGCTCGAAGCCTTAACGCCAATCTTTTCGAGTGCTAGAATTTCCATCTCATCCTGGATATCATTCCACGAAGCTGCGAGGATAGGAACGCCACGAGCGCCACTTGCATATTCCATATCAACAATTTGCATCATCGCTTGGGCTAAGACTTGGCGAGAAGTGCCGTCGGAACGGAAAACATTGAAGCCTACGAGTTCTCCGTAAGCACCAAATAACATACCGTCGTGCATTCCAGCCGGCTCTTTCTCAGGTGGCAAAGGATTACCAACGCGATGGGCTTCGACTAATTGTAATTTAGCGTCTCCGCTTGCATTGCGAACTTTGATAGCAAACGAGTCACCATCACGAGCTGCGGAACGTAATAAAATAGATTGAGCCTGCCAGAAACTGAAGCGGTTGGTGATATCACATTTGCGAGACCAGTCGTAAAAATACTGTTCGTAAAGTTTAGCGTTCTTGCAGTGAGACTGCGGACGGATACCATCACCGATTGCGTACTGCGTTAAATCGCCAAGAATCTGACGAACCATGCCTGAATTGCGGTCACCCCATCGAGTGCGACGCATCATCTCCACACGATCGCGTGGGCTTAAGTCACGACGCTGGTCTTGAGCGACAGGTGCGTAAAGTTGCGCGCGAGTCGTCGAGTAGTTGGTCATATTCCAACCACCTACATTTGCTTTCTTAGCAGGCGTAGACTTTTTAACTTTAGGTGCGGTTGGTTTGCGTGGCATAAATCAATTAAAAATCCTGACGACGGAATGAACCGCGTAATACTGTTCTGCGTTTACCGTAAGTCTGAGGGTCTAAAATTGATAATGCGTACAATGATTCCGCTAGCATATCTTTAGCATTCATTGTGATTTGCTTACCGAGCGAAGTACCGGAGTCAGAATAGGAAGTCGTTATTACTCCTGCGGTTATCAACGAAATTGCTTTAGCTTTGATTGCTAAAAGTTCGTCCTCCGTTAAGCCAATGAAGATGCCAGATGCCATTTAATTTGCGTATTTTGTCAAATTGAACGGATTACCTAGCCACCAGCCCCTTATGCCCATTGTCCCAACAACGACAAAACAAGTGACTAGGTAACCCGCAGTCATGACTTTGGAGCGTCCTCCTCGGTTGTCAAATTTGTTTCAGTAGAATCTCGACCGACAATACCCCATCGTACAGCTGCGAGTAAGGCTAAAAGTTCACAGTCCCAAGCGTGGTTATCCTTCTTACCCTGTGGCATAATCCACATAGGCTTACCTGTTCGCTTATCCTTTACGCGTACTTCGGCATTTAACTGCTCGATGTAGTCAGTCGTAGAATCGCTAGCGTAAGTGTGCAGTCGTCGTGATCGCAGGCCGTGGAGTAAGTCCTTCCCGGCTAAGTTAGACCACACCACAAGTTCGCAACGATTCTGTAAGCCAGGGACAAGTATCCTTTGCTTCTCAGAGTAGAATCTGCGGACAGTCACACCATTTTTATCGGTGCTTGCGAAGTCGTCAGTGCCTGAACCGCGCGCACATTTCCAGCCTCGCTTTGTAGACTCACGATAGACTTCCTGCGTATTGTCGCCTGAGTCAACGAATACCATAGCCTTATGTACTCCGTGGAGTTTCGCAAATTCTTCGAGGCCTTGCCATGTATCAATGCGAGCAAAAGCCTTGAGCCGTGAGTGTCCCATCTTTCCCCATCGACGCACGACAACCCAGAAGTGACCGCGTTGAACGTCGATTCCCATTGTGCGAAAAGGAATTGCACCTTTAGCGCCTTCTTCGTCTCGGTCTAAAACTTTACCCCTTGCATTGATTACGGCTTCGCCTGCCCAATCGTCTTCGAGTTTATATTCACCGGCCTCAGGCGTGGTAATCATTGTGCCACCTTCTTCGCTCCACGGAAGGGCGAGGCGTTTCTGCTTAAAAATTCTGCGAGGCTCTTCGTCTCCGTAAGTGTCGCTAATCTCTTTTGCTTTGAGCATTAAGACACCGAGTTCACCCCACGACATTGTTGCAAGCGAATTCCAATGCAGGCCAATGTGTCCTTTTGTTGAAGCCGTCTTTGTAGCTACAAATTGACCGCCAGCATTTGCCTCCAATCGCACAGCATTATTATCCGCTAATTTTTTAGAGCAGTGAACACATTCGTAAGTTGTGCCTTCGGAAACTAATTTTAAGTCCCACGATCCAGTCGCTTTCGCTTCCTCAGGAAATCTAATTTGTTCCCATACCCACGGCTGAAGAAATCCGCAGTGAGGACATTTGAAATTCCAGTCACGGCAGTCAGTTCCTTCGTGAAGCGAGTGAAACTCCGAGCCAGCGTTTCCGCCCTGAGACATAAATATACGTTTCCCAAGCCAGCCGAACGCAGTGACACGAGCCGACAATTCCGCTAAGTGTCCATTAGGTGCAAGCCAACATTCGTCTGCGATTGTGTAACGTAAAGATAATCTTTGCAGATTGGCCTCGTTCCAAATTCCCCTTGAGTAAATCATCATTCGGTCAAAATCTGCAATCGATGAACGGTCGCTGTCGCCTTCGGTCATTCGTTCCTGAACAGGCGGACAATGTTTCCACAAAGGCCGACAATACCGGAGCATAAAGTCTTTAGCCTCGGTGTCGTTGGCTTGGAGTATCATCATAGGCCCAGGAGCGTTAGCGATGACGTGGCACGAAAACAAACGAGCGAACAAAGATTTACCGGATTGAATCGAAGCCAGCACCGTTAGCATTCGAGTCTCAGGGTCAGCTGCAATACGAAGTGCTTCCGCTATCCACGGAGTACGCTCTGATCTGAACGGCCCAGGGATTGGTGAGTCAGGAATTGCATAGACATTACTCTCCAACCAATCGACGATATCACCGCTATCCGAAGGCTTTAGTGCTTCACGAGCGATGGCAAGTAGTTCGGTTTTATTCATCGTCTATTTGTTTTTTAATTTCTCGTTTGTATGCTCGTTTGCGTTTGTCGTTAAATGGTCTGGACGGCTTTGGCATCGGTCTGCGAGGAATTAAACGCAGAGGTTTTTTAACCGACTTCTTTTTCATATACTGCTAATCTCACTGCGAGTCTTACGCACCCAAGCCTCTAAAACTTTTACACTCTTTGCAGGGTTCTCAGGGTTGCAACCTTCGGCACAATCCAGCGCTAACTTATCGAGCCTAGTTAAAATATCGCTGATGATTTGGAGCATAGCCTCACGAGCCTCAGTTGCTTTGATAAAATCTTTAGCGAGGATTGAGCGACGCTCTTGTTCTTCCTCCAAGTCTATCAAAGTTTTAAGCGATTGATTATAGGCCGTCTGGTATTTACCCTGATTAGGGTCTCGTTCTCTGATCGCATTCTCCCAGACTTCTCCGGCTAAATTTACTTTGATTCTGTGCTGGCGAATTCTTTCTGCGATTGAGCCATCGTCGAGCGTTTCGATAACTTCAGGTGCTAGCCTGCGTCGTTCATCTTCTCGAGCCTGTCGCCAATCTAATGCAGCTTGAATTGAGTCAGTAGGCATCCCATCCTTTTTTAAAATTGTTATGCGTGCAACCGATACGCCAAGTGCTGACGCTATCTGTCCGTGTGTGGGTTTTTCACTTGCCATTTTTTAGACGCGGTAAATGCTATAAATGCCCCAAAATTATTTGCGTTTTTTCCCCGTGGTGGTCAAGCCACGCCTAAGTTTTGGTCGTTCAAAGAGATTCCTTACTGGGGTATTAGGCTTCTCGCTCAATGTCTTAGAAGCATTTCTATCCTTCGGCATAGGTCGCATACGCACACGGGAGAGAATGCCTGGGCTGACGAGCGATGCACGATGTAAAATCTTTTTAGCGCGCACTGATATTGCCTGCTTTGTTAGCCCCATTTGATTAGCCAATTCATTTTCAGTTAAGCAGTCCGGCATCTGCAATACAATCTTAACTAACTCCCAGTGGTGACGCACTGCATCGTCGGTTGATGAGCCGAGCATAGCCAACACATCACGGATAATCTCAGCGACTCGCTCGCCTGTTACCCATGTCTCCTCAGTAATCTTATCAGTCTCTTTACGTGGATCGTGCGAACCAAAGTCTGCTGAGTTCTCGT